GACGCTAGTGGTACGTTCTGCGCGTCGATCAAACGGGCGTAAGACTGTAGGCCCAACTTCTTCTTATCATCACCGAACACACTAGTAGCGGGGAGAGACAGTTGGTACACCGCATTAGAGCGCAGCTTACCTTCTGCATCTGCTAGCATTACAGCAACACGTTGTTGGAAACGACACGCACGTGACTGGCCTTGACCCGAACCTTTTATGTTCTTAGGGCAATCAAAACACGATACTGATTGGCGTGTATCACTTGGCACGTCTTGCGATGGCTTACCACTACCAGAATCAGCAGACCAACAAGAAGGTGCGGTAGCTTGTCCTGCTACGTACTGCCCCTCGTAAAACATGCGTGATACAGGTGAGGTCTTAACGATTACTATGTTAATAGAGCGCCCATCGAGTTCGCCCACTTCCTGCCCGTTTACCACCTTGCGGAATACACCACCACGGATACTGAGACGGTTAGTACCGCCCTTAGCGCCGCCACCGGATGCGTTCTTATCAGGCTCTAGTTGTGCCAGTAAGTCTTTGTACTCTTGTGGCATGTTGTCAAACAAAGCTAATTCGCTCATAGGTCTTGCTCCTCGTTAAAATCCAGTTCTAGTTGTTCTGTAATTTGGCCTTCTTGTTCTTCTACCGGCTCCTCCTGTTTCAGCGCTTCGATAACAGCGGGCAAATTAAAGCGGTATGTGTAACCCACTTTTATATAAGTACTTTTTGGTATAAAGCCCTTATTCACCCATTGCCTAATCGTGCTTACTTTTACAGAAAGGTGGTCGGCGACATCCTCAACAGGGACGTAACTTTCTATTCCACTCATTTCTTCCTCCGTACAGTAATAGAATACTCACTGTCTGCGTTTAACCCCGGCGGTAATACGTCAGGGTTCTCTTCGAGAAACTCTTTCATGTTGCCTTGATGAATTCGTTTCTCCAATAAATCCACCGCTTCGTTTTCTACGATGAATCGGTTCATTGCTTCCCAGTCGCTAGTCCAGAAACGCTTTCTCTGGGTGCGCCAGAACGTACCAGAAGCGGTCTTTACAGACTCAGTCCCAGTGGCCTTGCAATGTTCTAGTAGAGCTTGCTTTACCTTATCTAGTTTGCCTTCAAGTTCTTTCTCTTGCTCAGCAAACGTAGCAGCTAACTCGTTTTTCTTATCTCGAATCTTAATGTATACAGAAACGAGGCGGTCGAGGTCCGTCACAACAGCGTCTGTCATGATTCATAGTTCCTTTTTTGTTACGTTTTATAAAGTGTATTGCAGTTTGAATTATAGTTCAAGTATATCTTGGTATAAATCTATCATCTTAGTATGAACATTAATTCGTTCGTCTAACATTTTGTACAGCCGTTTCTCAACGGGCGATCCTTGCAGTTGTACTACAGTACTTGGGTGCTTCTGTCCCGAGCGATGCACACGAGCATTAGCTTGCGCGTAAGTTTCGAGAGAAGAAGTTGGTCCCCACCATACGATTGTATTCGCCGCAGTAAGAGTCACGCCATGCGCAGCAGCTTGCGGTTGTATAATAAGTACGCGGGGGTTGTCTGTTTCTTGGAACGCTTTAAAGATAGCGGTGCGTTTGTTTGCACTTACATCTCCGTTTATCACGTCGTTGGTAATACCTTCTTTGGTCAGCTTTTCTTTAAGTATTCCAATGACATGCTTGAACGGGACGAAGATAAGAACTTTCTGGCTAGACTCGTCGATAACTTCACGCAGTACTTTGTACCGGTTCTTAACATCGAACTCCACCGTCTCTCCAGTATCGCTATAGACCGCACCACATGAAATCTGCAATAGCTTGTTCATGGCAACCGCTGCGTTAGCCGCAGTAATTTGTTCGCCCGCAGCAGTGGTCATCATTTGCTTGCGTAGTAGTTCGTAGTACTTCTTTTGCTGCGCCGTCAACTCTACTTCGCGCTTTACGTAGGTCATCTCTGGTAGGTCGAGGCATTGTTCTTTAGTGAAACGTATTGCAGGTTGTAAGCAGTTATAGACTATATCGTTAGCGTTGGGTTTCGGCGCCCACTTAAACTGCGTCACCTTGTGCATGACTAACTCACGAAACGCCCCGAAAAACCTAGGCACTTCTTTGGGATTAACTAGTTTGGCTAAGCCGTATGCGTCAACTGGTGACTGTGCGGCAGGAGTACCCGTCATCATCCATAGCCAAGTTTTACCGTTCATTATGCTAGCGAGTACTTTCCACCGTTTGGATTGCGCGTTCTTGTAGTGTGTTGCCTCGTCCACAATAATCAGGTCGAACCCACCGTTAGCTATGTCGTCTTTCACTATCTCTACACCGTCGTAGTTAATGATGACGAACTCCGCGTCACTGGCAATTATTTCTTGGCGCTTCTTTTTAGCTCCGTGGGCTATGTCCACTGTGCGGTGCATTGCAAAACTAAACAGGTCAGCCCGCCATGCCGAGTCCATAATGGACAGGGGGCATATAATTAGCGCGCGCTTTATCTTGCCTTGCTTCATCAGGAAGTCAGCCGCCCATATAGCAGAAGCTGTTTTGCCTGTGCCCTGCTCGTTAAAGCAAAAGGCGCGTGGGTTCATAGTAAGAAAAGAAGCAGTGGTCTTTTGGTGATCGAAAGGTGTATACCGTCCGGGCCAGTCGTACATACCCAGAATAGGTGAGGGTACGTCCTTTACGTTTAAGTTCCTAAGTACGCGCGCTTCGTCTACGCCCCACTTAACTAGTACTTCGTGCTCACCTACTGCCTTACTTGTTGGTATTGCCGTTGTGATTTTAGCGGGATTACGAAGCCTCAGAAGCAAGCCTCTGTTATCTATTATTTGCATCTGTTATATCTCGCCTGTGGCTCTTAGTCTGCGGAGTTGTTGCTCTTCTTTAAGCGCTTTTAACTTAAAAAAGTTTCTATATTGCGGGTGTTTAGCGCAAAACGCTCTAGCGTAAAACGCAATGTGGTCGTTTGATATTTTGAACTTTTTACCGGTAGTTTCTATATCAGTGTGCCACCTAACTCGATTCATTACTGCCCAATGCGAATACCTAGTACGGTTAGCTTCTGCTGCCTCTAATGCAAACCGCTCAAAAGCTGTCCATATACTAGGGTTCTTGTTGTGCCATGATAGCCATTCTTTCTTTCGTAGTTCTAATTTCTCTTTGAGTAAAATTTCTGGGTTCATCATCCTCACCTATGCTTATTTTTTAGTTTTCTTTTTGTAGTTTCTAGCACGATTCTTGCTAGAACTTTCTACTGTCACCCCGTCCTTGTTGCTGCCGCCTTTGCTTAGCGCTTTCTTATGACTAACGTCTTTGCCTTCACGCTTGTCGGCCTTACCGTTCTTGTTTTCGTCCTTACCTTCTTTATCCATCTTACGTCTAGCGCGTTGGCGTTCCATTCGAGCTTCAAACTCAGGACTGCCTACGGGCTTGTTCTTTTGCTTGGGTCTATCTTTCGGGTTCTTGTAAGGCATGTCGTTACCTCTTACCGTTATGTGGGCATTCCAGTACCACGCACCATGCGCGGCAAAGCCCTGTTGGCCTTGCGTTCCAAGTATCTACCTCAAACGCTTTCTCTAGCTTACCGTATTCACCTAACCACTTTTCCCAAAGGGCAGGCTCGTTCTCAATAGTGTACGTCTCTTTGATAAACGCGTTACACACTACAAATAGTAAGCCACTCTTTACTACCTTTACTTCTGGGAAGTGCTTGAACGTAGCTAACGCCATCAACTCAAGCTGTCCCTTGTCCGCATACTTCGCAGACTTACCGGTCTTGTAGTCGAATATCTTAGCTACACCGGCTTCTCTATCTAATATCGTAAGGTCAGAGACACCCCTAAACCATACGTCTTTATCAAAGAAACCGCAGGGTTCAAGGTTCTCGGTAAGCCCCATCTTGTACTCACAGAGCTTCTCACCTTTCATATTTTTAAGTTTGTCTAACGCAGATAACGCGTAATCAAACCTTGGGTCTAACGTCTCAACATCACCTCTAACGTATAGCTCCGCAGCTTCATGGAACTCGTTACCGTACAGTATGGCTTCGGTGTTGAAGTCTTCTTTGTAGTCTTTAAGTACCTTGGTGTGGTAGTACTTCTTAGGGCATTGATCGAAAGTTTTTATGCTGCTGAAAGACCATGTGGGTTTACCCATTCCGTACATTCTCCGTAGTTCTTTCCAGTTTCCACGTCACCACGCACCGGAAGGCCCT